CGTGCCGGTTCCGCCGATATGTATTTTGTTAGCAGAGCAAAATCCTTTAGAGTTGTTCAGGCAGGAACGACGGCAGCACTGAATTTCCGTTTTACACGTCATAAAGCCTCCAAATACAGGCACGTAAAAAGGACGCCCTATTAGGACGTCCTGAAATATAACTTATATTTTAATTAAAAATGTTGAGCCCCTCTGCGCAAAAATAAATTCCCCCAAAGGTTAACCCGTACGCAATAACACATATCACTATCGCCACATTTCTAGCCATATTTCCCGTTATCCGGCCTTTGGGTTCATTAGAACAATCATCTCCTTGGCTAACCAACCCCTGTTCATATTCTTGAGCAAATGCAGACTGACTTATGTAAGACGCCCCATAGCAAAGGCTAGCCGCCACCGCACCCAAACCAAACATGACCAATGCCTTCCAAAGATGCACATATAGTCCTGCCAATAGGGGATCTGTTTCTGCGAATCTCAAATTATTACTAAGAAATGCAATGAAGGCAACTATTGCGCCCCCATTAATTAGGAGGATACTTTTAAGAGTTGCGTTTGCAAAAGAAATAATAGCTTTTAAGTGTTCAGCTTGAACTTTTGTCCCGGCTTCTATAGAAGTCATGCGCCTTTGATGTTCCATTTCCATTTTGCGAATTTCCAAGTCATCTATTTTTCGATTAACTTTTGTTGCTTCAACAATCAGGTCTTCTATATCTTGTATTGACAATGTACGTACCCCGACCGCTTTTAACCGTTCAATATTTTTTGAAAGAGCATCATATTCCACATTCATCACCTCGAATCCATAGTACCATAAATTCGAGATAATAGCTCGCGTCCATAACGCAAAGGCGACGCCCTAATGGACGCCGCCTCGGCTGTAAATAAAACTACTTAGAATGATTGTGTGTACGGTATTTTCCGTACTTTTCACTTCTACATCATATCATGTCAAGATACTGACATTTAATGCCATCTTCTGCGAAAACTCCTCTAGTGCCGCTCGATGGATTCGGAAGGTATGTCGCCAAGTGATATTCATCTCAACAGCAATTTGTTCCCACCGTTTATTCTGAATATATCGCTTAGTTAATACCTCTTGCTGAGTGGCACTTTCAAGCTTTGCTATAAGGGTCTTTGCTTGTTCACGCATTTCTATCAGCTCATCCCACTCACGATTAGTATCCCGAATAAGTTCGTCCAGGCGGGCAATCTTGTCGGACACGTCAATGGGGCTACCGCCGGTGATTTTATCTTTAGCGTAATCCAAGGCTTGAAGGCTACATATGTCATGCTGAAGCTGAGCGATCCGTTCTTCTTTCATCCGCAGCCTAACTTCAAGACTGCGGACGTATTCAAGATATTCTTTTGCATTCATGCCGTACCTCCTACTCTTCGAGATAACTATACGCTCTGTCGAGGTCTCGAAAGGCCGCATCAATTGCACTAAGCGCCATGTCTTTGCAGTCCATATCCATTTCGCTATCTCTATACACGGCCTCACGGACTTTTGCTAAATCCGCAGATATATTAGCCAATAGCACGGCAGCGTCTTCCGGGTCAACTTGTCCGTTAATAGGGTTTCTTGCGATATTAGTCATTATGATTCTCCTTTCAGTGTCGTTTGTTGTAGTTCTTTTTGCGGTAAGATATTGCCGCAGTCAACTAAGGCTTTCATTTTCTTTAGCAACTTAACCAGAGATTCTCCGTAATCAGCCAGCGGCTCCTTGATTTGGTTATATTCTTCCTGGCTTTTGAATCCGTCCTTACCGATAACAGGACGAATGACATACCCAAATCGGTCATCGGGGATAAGCACACAGCCACGACCACGAAGAAAACAAAGCACATCGGCAAGTTCAGAATTAATGAAGGCGGCATGTAGGAATAGCCATACCCACAGCTTGCTGTCTTCAGGGTGCTTTTTCTCGTAATCGTCATGGTATTCTTCAATCGGCCAGTTCTTAGGATTACGAGCGTCCTCTACTTTACGTACAAGACGTTCGACGAGGTTCTTAATTTCAGGATCCCGCCGAAGCAAATCAAACTGGGGATGTTCCATTTCATTTAGAATCTCTTTGAAGGCACTTCTGGCTCGTTTTACGACCTCTTGATTAGCCATTGGTAAGTTCCTCTATCTCAATATAAAGTCCGGGCTTATCAAGGTAAAATTTTTGAATTTCTTCACAAGCGACAAGAGCATCGTCTGTCCAAAAGCCCAAATCCGTCATCACATCTTTTAAGAGCTTCACCAAATTGTCCGTATCGGGCTTTGTTGTTTTCCAGCTCTTTACAGGATGAGCGGTAGTCGCTAAATATATCCACGTCGTCGAAAGCCTTACAGGACCCGCAAACGGAGCGTTAGGAGCGTAAGGGGCAAGGGCTGCCATAAACTTCTGGCGGGCGTCTTTTACGTTCTGAGGCTCGTACACGACAGGCTTACCGTTTACTACCATAATTTTCTTTTCCTGGTGAGTCGCCGACGGAATCATCATCGGCAAGAAAAACTTTAATTTCATTGCATACTCCTTTCTTACTTCAACGCCGAGGGCGCTTATTGTCCTGTCAGACGGACAAAGGGTGTTAAGGGAAACGGCAACGTCAAAGCCGTTTTCCAACCCTTTGTTCGTCCCATGACAATTGCGGACATTTATACATCGGGACATTTCTATATATATAGTTGAAATGTCCCGATGTTTGTCCCGATATTTATGCATATGCGGCGTTTTAGGTGAATAATTATTCAATGCTATTTCTCTCTACTTTACCGTTTTTTACGGTGAATTCTTCCGAGCTGTTGATATCTCTTCGAAGGGTTTTAGGACTGATATCAAGATACTCCGCCATATCGTCAATAGTGACCTCGCCTGAGATGAGGCACGCATTGTATGCCGACTCAAGGTTCTGGATTCGGGACTGTTTCTGTTTTTGCCGAGTGCGTTGTCCTTTCTCGTTGAGCTTCATCTCGACGTCCAGCTTAATCGTCTCGAGCGTTCCTGTATCGTCAATACGGTGAACGGGATAATCGAACCACACGTTTACCGGCCTAAACGAAGCGTACTCACGAAGCGTCCCTTCGATACGCCAAGCCGAACGAGAGGAACCGACTTGTTCAGCGTCAAGCTCAATCATATCGAGGAGTGCGTCGGCGTCACGGCCGAATACGCCTGACCCAGAGGCTCTGTCAATAGCTCGTTTGCCGCCTTGAGCGCCTTTTGAATGATGATGACAATAAATGACCGAGCAATTAAGCTCCGTTGCGATACGGTCGAACTGATTGCAAAAATGAGCCATTCGTTCAGCGCTGTTCTCATCACCTGTAATGACCTTGTAAATCGGGTCGATGATAATCGCCGTATATTCCTGTTTAACGGCTCTCCTAATGAGTTTCGGAGCGAGCTTATCCATAGGCAAAGATTTTCCTCTAAGATTCCATATGTCGATATTAGAAAGGCTGCGGGCTTCCCAGCCAAGTTCTGTGTACACGTCTTTAAATCGATGTAGGCAAGAGGCGGCGTCAAGCTCCAGATTCACATACAGGACTCGTCCCTGGGAGCAATCCCAATTCAGCCATTTACGCCCTTCCGCAATAGCGATGACAAGTTCTATAAGAGCAAAGGACTTACCCGCCTTAGACGGTCCTGCCAATAGCATTTTGTGACCCTTACGAAGTACGTTTTCGATAAGCGGCGGTGCCAACGGCGGCAGATTATTCCAGAAATCTCGAAGGCTTTCAGGCTCCGGCAGATTGTCGTTAATCGATTCGATCCACGTCTGCCACTCGGCGAAACTACTCTTGCCGATATTCGTATCAACGAGGAACTGCTTTTTATCCTTGCGGGTAACGCCGGGCATACGACTGAGGCGGCTCGGATTTCTGTTTTGAACGTCGATTTCAAGGCCATTCTTTCGGCAGATATTATAAAGATAATCGACCCGTTTACGGTACTCATCGTAATTGGCAGCGTCTACTTTAACGATGGCGTGAACGGATTTACCGCCGCTATAGACCATACACGTAACAGGAAGCTCCAGTTTGCGGATGATTTCGTTCTGCTTGTCGATGGGCATACAGTCCGATTCGACCAAAGCGTATTTAAACTCCGTTACGTTCTCATTACGGACACCCCGACCGTCTAAGGGATTGAAGCGTATCCAAGCCCCTACGTCGGGATTGTAATCACCCAGGACGGCCCCGATATCACCGTCACATTCTGATAAGGCGTGAATAAGCTCCCCTGCCGTACGCTTAAATTTCCCCTTAGACGGTATGAATTTTCCGTCTTGCTCCCACGACTCTGTAACGTAGCCGACATAATCAGAGCTGTCGTAAAGAAGCTCTAGGTACGTAATTAAATCCTTAGCCGGATTCCAATCGTCACCCGGGTCTTCAATTTCTCGACCTTCTACCCAGTTCTTATCGATGATGACTTCTTCGTCGGCAATGATTTCGTCATCCCATCCATACGCCCGATCGGGTAAATGGGGTGTGGCGGTCCAGCCGTTTTCTTTAGCCATGTTCACGATAGTAGCTCCCGTAACGGGGCTCCCGTTATAGTGTCCTGTGAACGTCGCCCATTTCTTAGCGCATTCTCCGGCATGATAACGAGTGATGTCTTTGGCGCTCCAGGATTCCCAATCGCTAATGTCGTAGCCTTCTTCTTTAAGCCCCATTCCCACTTGAAGCCATTCCTGATAATCGCAAAAAGCGGGGTCGATGTAGTCCAATAAAGGTATTAAGTTGATTGTACGCATTGCTTTTTCATCTCCTTTATGGACTATGCCGGGATATAGGTTTCAGGCGTTACACCATTTGGAATTCGCCAATTATTCATAGAAATTCGAGCAATCATAGATGAGGCCTGGTCAAACGTCCATGTACCGACGTGCTGGAAACCGCGAGACTCCAAGAAGCGTATTTGCTTCGGTCTTGACAGGCTCATATCCTGACGTTTCTTTAATCTATCTAGGAGAAGTGAAGCCTTACCGGCATTTTCGATTTCATCGGCAAAGATACCGAATTTCTCTAAAGCCTGGATTTGCTTAACAGACGGCGGTGCCATTTCATAACCAAACGACGGCACATATCCCGATAAGTCTTCAGACTGAATGGACATCTCAAACTGTAACGGATCCACGAGCTTGCGTTTGCGTTTCTTCATTTCCTTAAGCTTTTCAGCCAAGGCTTGCTCCCGTTCTGCCACAACATCCGATTCAGATTCTTTTTCAAGCTCTTCAATATCAATCGGAACCGCCGAGTCTTCAAGTTTTTCCGTCATTTTCTTTGCGATGTCTTCATCTTTACTTATGAGATGGGCAGGTCGGCATAATTCATGCCGTTCCGTATTCCACAGAAAATCAAGCAGCAGCACGTTTTCTTTTCCTTCGTGTAATCGAGTGCCACGACCTACCATTTGACTGTATAAGGCTCGGGATTTGGTCGCTCGCAGAACGATAATGCAATCTACCGACGGACAATCCCATCCTTCAGTCAGAAGCATACTGTTACATAGAACGTTGTATTTCCCGTCCTCAAAGTCTTTAAGGACTTCTGCCCTATCTTGACTATTGCCGTTTACTTCGGCGGCTCT